CTCATGCTGACGCAATGCTTTTTCAGCATGCTCTCCTCAATGTAGAACTCCCTGTATCCCGCACGCAAGAGCCCATGCTCCACACGCCCAAGTACTTTAGCCTTGGTGACTGACTTGTCAACAGTGCCGTCCTCCCCCCATGAGGCCAGTAAGCGGCCATCGGACTTCTTGATAACAATAAAGCTACCATAGTTGTCGCTGATGTATGTATTGAGCACGTCTTCTGCGGTGCGCACACTACTGCCAATGACCACGCGAGCTTTCTCCACAAGTTCTTTTAGAGAGTTGATAACCTGATTTATCTCTACCTCAAGGATGTTGGCATATTCTTTGCGTAGTAAAATAGCGGACGCAACAATAATCGTACACCCAGCATGCCAGAATCTTTCATCGTCAGTGAAGCCCATTACTTTCTTCAGGTGTTTGTGCACCTTCTGCACAACCTTCTCAGCGGTTTCTTGATTTTTAACCAACCAACGAACCCAAGTCTCGCCCGCTACGCCATAGTTGTCTTTGAGGTCTTGCAGAACTCTGCGCTCTTCAGGCGTCCATTGCAACTTAACATGTGGCGTCCACTCTAGCATCCTCAAAAGCTCGCCGTTTGAACTGTGCTTACGCGCGCCTGCCATGTAGTCCGTCAGCTTTTCATTGGATGTCATGGTGCACGTTTCTCGCCACGTACTGTGGTTGATCCGTTCTGCATTCACATCCGCTTTCATACGCTCTCTGCCCTGTGCTTCAGCAAAGTCAAAGATGAAAGTGGGTGCCCATTCCATGTCTTTACGTTGTGCGCTCGTGATCTCATCAATCAAAAGTGGCAGACTTCCTAGCAATCCAGCACGCTGTTGCATAGCTACTGGAGATGTTCCTTTGCCTGTCCTGTATCTGAGCGGGTGACCCCAAACTCCTGCCTTGGCGCTAAGAACTAGGGACTTACCCGTACCTGACCAACGTGATCCAATGTGCCAAACAAAACCTTCAACCTGTGTGAACCGCATGAGGGCTGAGCCAAACGAGTCAAGGCAAACAGCAAGCGCCGTCTCCATGTTGGGCTTGTTAATGAAAATGGTTTGCCACAATCTCTGCCACTTGGCCAAGTCTCCTTTAGGCGTGGTGTTTCTATTGATGTTCTCAAGGCCGGGCATGGGGACGAAAGTCTCACGGCCATCAGGGCTGAACACGCGGTTGTTGTATACGAACGAGTTGTCCGCTTGCCATCCACATTGGTATGGCACAACGATGGGTTTCTTGGTTCTTGATGCTTGGCGCACGCAAGCACTAACGTATTCGTATAAAGTTTTGTCGTAGCCCGCAAACGTGGACACGATGTTCTCGGCGGCCAACCACTTCAAAGTCTCGACATTGCTGACAATGGATTTCTGTGGGAAGTTTAAAGTCTCCACGCCATCGGGTCGGCATGCGGCCATGTGCACTAAATGCTCTGTCTCAGTCTTTAACAAATCAACCACAAAGAAATCGTAGTCAAGTAGTTGAATGTTTTTCTTGGTCTTTTTGCCTGTGGTTTCGTCTTCCTCGGAGCGCGTGCAGTAAATGCCACCATGCTCGCCGTAACTATATCCTCGTGGGGGTTCAGGGCGTGTGACGCTTGGCGCTAGGGGCAAACCGTCTTCTTCGGGTTCGTAGGATTCTTCAGCGTCAAGTTCTGACTCATCAAAGTCCACCATTGCCACGGGCTTTAGAAGAATTTGTTTCTCCGTGTTGTCCGTCTTAATCTCTCTACCCAATATTAACGGGTTTGTAATTTTTCCCCAGTGTTTACATTTGGTGCAGATGTTAGGGTTTTCACTGTCCATCTTGATGCACGCGTATGGGCCTTTAATCTCCGCTAACTTCTGGTGCATCCGCTCGTGCGGATAAGGGTGCATATCGCTCAACCAGACGGCTTTTTCATCGCCGTCAGCGCATACCTTTGCCCATGATAAAAGACCGCGCCAAATCGGTTCTTTGCCATCTTCTTGCGCCGTTTTAATGTAGTCCTGAACCTGCCCACACTCATTCTCAAAACCTGAAAATAACGTGAAACTATCTTGAATTAGCTTAACCTGACTGGCCGTAGAACTTTTTGGCCTCTGCCCCGGGAGCACCGATGCGTTGTGTGAAACGGGCGAAACTGAAATGGGCGCTTGCGTCTTCTCATAAATAACTTTGGAAAAGTCTGCAAGATTGAACAAGTCGCCCTCTGTCATGATCTTGACCGGACGTGGGAGAGCATACTTTTTCTTGTGATTGTGTGTACCGGGCACACGCAGAATGCGTGCGCTGTCAGCAGTGACAGTCATGTCGATCTTGAAACTCTCCTGCGCCGCCAACCGCTTTAGATTCTCAGCAATAGGTTTCCAAATACCCACAGGTATGGCATCGGTGAGTGGCCAGTAGCAATGGAGCCCACCGCCTGAACTAACAATCCAAGGCCGCCCTATGACATCAAGGCCAGTTTTTTGCAAGAAAGCATCTAGCGCCAGTGCCGCATCTTTCTTGGTATCGTAACCATCAAGATCAACGAAGAACGACTTTACATACTCCGCTTCATCTGCTTTGCGTGTGCTTTTAAACGTAGCAACGGCAAAGAAAATGTCGTACTTAAAGTTGTTCCACTCGTCGATCTGTGGTTGCAGTTCCTCCAACGTATCAGCGTATACGTGTTGTTTGTGGTTGAGTTCTACCACGCAGTATTTTCCCAAACCTGCGGACGGCAAAACCACCGCTAGAAATTCAAGCGGAGTCATGTGTATCCTTGGTTCAGAAAAGTTCTAGCTGAGCGGGGTCTTTGGGAGGAAACTTGTCTTCAGGATGAAGCGCCGTGAAGCGTCTCAATAACTCTTGCTGATACTCAACAGGCATCGTGTTGGGATACCCGTCCAAGTAATAAGCGCAAGTACGGATAAGTTCTGTATTCGTCAGGTTTCTAGGTTGAATGCCTTGCATGCTGCTCTCCAAGCAACGTCCGCATTGGGGGACGACTGCAATATTTTAATAAGCGCTTGAACCGATGGGCGGTAAGCAACGAACACTTCTCCACCACCAAACCAATTGTAGACAGACTGGCGCGTAGCACCAGTCGCCTTGGCAATCTTGGTGACAGGGAAGTCGAGATGGACGGCCCACCGACCGAGTTGGTTGCCCAACGTCTTCGGTGCGACCTTCACGCTCTCAATCACCTGTGGAGAGTACGCCATTACTCGTCGTCCCAATCATCAACCATATCAGCAAGGGCGGCTTTGGCCTTGGGCACGGCACTCGGCTTCTTCTCTTCTTTGCGCACCACGGGCTCCTCATCCTCTTGCGCCACAGGAGCCTCAACTTTCTTAGGCTTCTTGCCGGGGATATTGATAGGCTCAGCTACTGGCGCAACATTGTCGATCTTGGCCACAGTCATTGTGATTGCTTTGATCGCATCATCAGTCTTGCCTTGTTTCACAGCGATGGGATGCTCGTCATCTGTTAGCCAACGCATTGCATGGAAGAACAACTTGGGTGACTCTGACTTTGTATCAAACTTCATGCGCGTCACAACCTCAGAGGGGTCAATGTTCTGCGCGGCCAACCAACGTGCGTAAGCTTGTAGTGGGCGTTTGTCTCCGTCTTCTTTACCAAAGATAGATGTAGCGGGCAATGCCAACTGCATCACGTCACCTTCAATATCATTGGCCAACACAACTGCAAGGCGGTGTTGATAACGGCATGCACGGCTAGTGCCTTGGCCTGATCCCGCAATGTTTTTGGGGCAGTCTCTGCATGTTTCGCTTTGTTTGTTAGGCACATCGGGCATTGGCACTTCACCATCGTTCGATGCGCAGTCAGGAGAGGATGCCTCGCCATCATAAGACTTCATGTAGAACTGACGGCCAACTTTAGCGGCGGCGTTCACGATCACAACATCGAGGTGTCTGTCTTCAATTGCGGCAACTTCTTTACCAGCACTGTTCAAGCGAAACACACCGCCTTTGATTGAGATGCGCTTACCGCCACCTACATTACCGCCACCCGCTAGGGCTTTGGCAACGGCAGACAACTCTTTGCGGTTCTTGGCAAACTCTGGTACTTGCGAAGGATTAAATAAAGCTACATTGGTCATACGACTCTCCAATTATTTTGTGGGTTTACGAACAGAAATGTTGTACTCAGTTACTGAGTTCAATCCGGGGGGTAACTTACTGGGGTTCTCTTCCAAGAACGTTGCCATGTTTCCTTGCGCTATGCGCTTTTCTAACAAGTCAACGGCTTGGTTTTCAATAACGAATTCTTTGAATGCGTCCCAGTCTTGTGTGTTATAGCGTGTCTTTGTGGACAACACTACTGTGCCTTGATCTGTGCGAACAGAGGACATGCCTAATGCGAGCATCTTATCTTTGAGCGCAATCTTAACTTGGTCTTGTTGGGCTTTGATGACCTCAACTTCGTTCTCGTATGCTTGCGTCAACTCTTGAATGCGCGCGGCCATCTTGCGATAGACCTTTGCCAACTTATCCATGGGAATGTCGGCCATCTCATTTGAAGGTTCTTCAACCTTCGTTTCTTCTTCATCATCAATATCTAACATTTACTTCTCCTTTTGTTTTTGTCTAAGGTTTAACATCATACAATAAATTTTTACATGCGCAACTCCTTTCTTAAATATTTTTTACTTCACTACTGAACATACCAACCAATAACGCGTGGTCATTAACTTTAGTATTCATGGCCTTGAATAATTTCTTTTCAATCGGGCTTGACTCAATGTGTACCACAGTCACTTTGTCAGAGTCTTGTCCTTTGCGATCTGCCCGCGCAATACATTGCGTGTACATTTCTACGCTCATCAATGGCCCAAAAAACACAACTGTGTCCGCCGCAGTCAAAGTGATGCCATGCGCTGTTGCTTGCGGTTGGAGCACCAAGACTTTGATTTTGTCAGTCGTTTGAAAATCGTTAATGATTTGGCCACGCTTGCTCGCCGTCACGTCGCCGTGAATTTGCCCTACGGCATGACCGTTCCCTGATAAATGTTTGACGATGGAGTCAATGCTTGACCTGAACATGGCGAAGATGATGACCTTACGGCTTGTCTCCTCCAGTATCTCATCAAGCACGCGTAGGCGTGGGGATGCATCGAACTCGACAACTTCTTTGTCATCTGTATATGCCGCTCCACAACTTATTTGCAGGAGTTTGCTTACTGCCACACCCGCATTGACCGCACTAATGGTTTCCCCTGATGCGCGCACCATCATCTGCTCTTTGAGAAGTTTGTAGTACTTGGTCTGTTGCGGTGTCATTGGCACCTCACGCGTCACTGTTACCACAGGAGGCAGATCAAGGCATTGATCTTTTGTGAAACGTATTGCAGGTTGAAGTGCCTCGTGCACTAACTCTTTGGCGTTGGGTTTTGGTGCCCACTTGAACATGCTGAGTTTGTTCATCACCTTGTCGCGCCATGCAGTTTGAAACTTAGGCACACCACTTGGGTTCACAAGTTTGGCTAAGCCGTACGCATCCACAGGAGATTGTGAGGCGGGTGTACCCGTCATCATCCACAGATATGTCTCAGGCCGTATGATGGATGCAAGCGCTTTCCATCGCCTCGTTGATGGGTTCTTGTATGCGTTGGCCTCATCCACAATGACCAGATCAAAACGTCCATCATTCACGATCTCGCTTGCAATCAAGTTCAGCCCATCATAGTTGGTGATGACGATCTCGTAGTTTTGTTGAATCATCTCGATGCGCCGTGCGGCCTGCGCATGATGCGCGACAACGGCAGAACGATGTATGACACTACGATTGATGTCTCCCATCCAAGCACTGTGCATGATGGACAAAGGACACAGGATCAATACACGTTTGACCTCACCACGATTCATGAGATAGTCAGCCGCCCACAATGCGCTGAGAGTCTTGCCTGTTCCGGGGTCGTTGAAACAGAATGCTCTGCGATGAAACGTGAAGAACGATGCCGTTTCTATTTGGTGAGCCATTGGCAAATACTTGCCCGGCCACGTATAGCGCTTGGTGAT